CTTTTGGGTGAGCGCATAGCGCACACGAAAGTTCCAGCGGTGTTCTTCCCTGAACCACATAGCCTCATCATCTAAGGGAACAGCAAACCTGTCAAAGTATTTGTATAGATACTCTTGACGTACAAGAGGTCCAATCAATTTATCCTTAGCTTGTGGATAGCTGACACTCAGCTGTTGGGCTACCCATTCGGCTGTAAAAAACTCAAGGTCGTGGACAAACAACATAAACTCTATCTGTCGCGCTTGTAGCCCTGTATGTTCTCTGGCCCACCGTATTCCAATGTAGTAAAACTTGGCGGGAGTATCTGGGCGGTTATCTAGATAGACGAAGTCACGGAACTTCTTGTCTTCTTTCTTGTGGATCTTCTTAGATCCCATAGGCAACTGAATTAAATGTATCTTTGTACAAAAGTACTTTATTATGGCAACACTTGCTGGTCAAAAAGTTAAAGATGCATATCCCTCGCTTCTGAAGCTAGAGAGCGGTACGGCAACATCTACAACAAAAGTCATTGAGGATGGCGCAGGAAACGACACTGCGCTTAAACTATCTACCACCAAAGTAGAGGTAAACGGAACGCTTCTGTTTGGGGTAACCCCTACAACTGGCGAGACCGAAACAAGCGCATTATTCCTTGATGCAAGCGGAAATATTATCAAGCGTACGCTTGGCTCTGCTGCTTTTACATCGGGTGCTACCATCACGGCTACAGCGCCTATTGACTTTACAAGCGATGTAATTTCTTTAGATGCCCCCACGACACTTAGCCAGCTCACCAACGAAACAGCAGCAACAGCAGACAGCTTCTTTATCTATGATGCTTCCGCTACAGCCCACAAGTATATCACCCTTGCCAATCTTAAGTCATATATCAACACGGGCGTAGTTGCAGAGGCTGCTGGGTCGGATGGTCAGATTCAATATAACAATTCTGGCGTTCTTGGGGCTAGTCCTTTGTTTACTTTTGACGAAACGCAGGTTGTTTACAAGGGACGTTACATCGCTGTCTTTGAACAAAACGATGGTCCAGCTTCAGCTTTTTGGTCTGCTGAAAGTTATGACATTCCAAACTCAACAACTAACGGAACGTGGTTTAATACGGTATACACAAACTTTTTATGTTTGAGTATAAATTATGTTGTGTATAACGCCACTGAAACAAAAAAACGCGTAGGCCGTCTTGATGTGGTGTGGGATTCAAATAGCGCTGGCGTTAGTCCAGTCGTAAACGATAGCATTTATGTTACGTTTGGATCTCTTACTCCAGATGTTCTTAATTTCAACGCTATAATCTCTGGAACAAATGTTGTCACCCAAGCATCGAATTCTTCGGGTGAAACGATTTATATTAGAGGAAGCGTAACTGGAATTAAGAACTTGACGTAATATGGCAGAAAATAATCAAAATAAAATTGAATTTTTTATAAAGGTTCGGGAAAAGTTTGAGGAGATCGAGGATCTTGCTAAAATCCACGACTTAGAAGACGACTATATGAGTATTCTTTGCGTTGGTATTTTGGACCAAGAAGAGGAAGACGGTCGTTATCGCGTTAATGCTGTTTCCAGTATCTTTGTAGACAATGAGTCGGAGATGGCATCGCTAATGACCCATCTCGCTGCAACATTTAACGAAGAGGACAATCCCGACTATGGTAATGTTGACTACTGGTTAGGTGGCGGAGGTGACGCTTAAATTTATTTGAAATGAATATCATTCGTAAAATCATTGTGGGCAATGACCCACTCAAGGCTATGGCTTACTATGTGGGCCAGCGAGCAGGAGACGCAGAAGTTGACTGCATCATTCTAGACGGAGAACATCTTCACAAGTACAAAGAGCGTAGGTACCTTATATATGTTAAGGGAACAGAGGGCGTTATGCTGTGGAAGGCTATTGAAAACTCCCCCGTATTGCTTGAATTTGATTGCAACTTCTAATGCGACCACTATTCCATTTTATTGTTAACGTGCCTGAGCGCGTTAAAGAAACCAAGAGGATTGGCGATGTAGAAATTTACATTGACACCAAGTTCAACGAGTTTGAACATCGCGTAATGGAGGGCACTGTTGTTGGCGTTCCTCAGAAGTACAATACTGGAGTAGAAGAGGGCGACACGCTGTACTTCCACCATCACGTTGTTATAACCCCACAGCTAGTAGATAAAGACTACGACTTATATCAAGTGCTCTATAATCCAGACGGAGGGTTTTCATCACAGGCTTACGCTGTCAAGAAGAAAGACACTGGAGAGATTATTGCACTGGGCGACTGGGTATTCCTTGATCCCATTAAGCCAGAACCTAAATTAAAGAGCGATCTGCTTGAGATAGTCTCATATGACACGCCCCGCAACGAGAAGGGAAAAATTAAATACGCTAGCGACAAGATTAAAGACGAAGGTCTTGTTGTCGGAGATGTGGTCTTCTTCCAAAAGGATGCGGACTACGAAATGGAAATTGAAAACGAAAAGCTATGGCGAATGTTAATCCAACATCTAACGGTCGTAGAAAGGTAGTATACTCAACAGCTGACGCTGCTCAGAATCTTATCTACGCAATGGAACAGGCTATCCGCAATATGACGGCGGAGATACAAAAGCCTGTAGATCAAGACCTTACGGGGTCTGCACGTAAAGCAGAGCTTCAAGCTATCAAGGATACTGCGCTGGCTTGCAAGGAGTTAATTGTAGAAAGGCAAAAGCTCGCCGAAATGGTGGCCTCGCTAGCGGACAATGGAGGTATTGCAGAGGAGGCTGACTATCGCGGTGGCTTTGCCGAGAAATTTATTAAGAAATAATGTCAGGCCTTAGATTGACAGAAGGGGATACTGTTATCAATATCTGTGTTGACGATACAGAGGGTGAAATCATTGAGATTGCCTTTCTAAAGATACAACTTCCCAAGAAGCCAGCTAAGAAAGACATACTGTTTCACGACAAGCCCAAGAAGGACCAGCGCTGGGAAAGAACAGAGATTCCCAGAGAATTAGCGGGTATCAAGACGATGGATGACTGGTATGCAACCCCTAAGGAGTTCCAACAAAAATACAGTCCCTACATCGAGCAAGAGTTCTTGCGCCGTCGCAACGGCGTATGGTTTTACAATAATGGTGTTCCAACATACATTACTGGACATCACTATATGTTCCTTCAGTGGAGTAAGATTGATATTGGCTATCCAAGCTATCTGGAGTTTCAGCGTAGGCTGTTTATCCATCAGGCAGCCTGCGAAGCGGACCCACGCAGTATGGGACAGATTTATACCAAGTGTCGTCGCTCTGGATATACCAATATGAGCTCAGCTGTCTTGGTAGACGAAGCCACACAGGTAAAAGACAAGCTGTTGGGTATTATGAGTAAGACGGGTACGGATGCTCAAGCTGCTGTTTTCTCCAGCAAAGTGGTGCCCATCTTTAAGTCATATCCTTTTTTCTTTCAACCTATCTTAGACGGTACGACGAACCCACGTCAGGAGCTGGCATTCAGAGAGCCATCTAAGCGAATTACAAAGAAAAATAAGAGCGTTCAAAAGGGCGAAGCATTAGATACTGTCATCAACTGGAAAAATACCGTTAGCAACGCCTATGACGGTTCCAAAACACACGTCCTGTTTTTGGATGAGGCGGGTAAGTTCGAGAAGGGTATTGACATCCGAGAAGTGTGGCGCATCCACAGAACCTGTCTTTTGGTTGGCCGTAAGATTATTGGAAAGGCCCTTGTGGGTTCTACCGTCAATCCACTGGATAAAGGAGGGCGTGAGTACCGCGACCTATACTATGATTCGGACCCAAGAGACCGAAACGAGAACGGTCGAACAAAGAGCGGACTTTATGGTATCTTCATTCCAGCATACGAAGCGCTGGAAGGATTCTTTGACCCATACGGTAATCCTATTATAGAGGACCCAGAGAATCCCGTCTTAACTGAGGATGGCACATTTACTGATATAGGAGCAAAGACATTCCTCAAAAACGAACGAAAGGGCCAACAACACAACAGCTACGAACTTAATGAAATTATTAGGCAGTTCCCTTTTACGGAGGATGAAGCTTTCCGTGATTCTACAAAGAGTAGCCTCTTCAATATCCAAAAGATATATGAGCAGGTTCAGTACAACGACGATCTTTATCCAAACCCTGTTGTTGTTGGGAACTTTGTTTGGCGTGGTGGCGAACAGGATACAGAGGTTTTGTTTAAGCCAGACTCCAACGGGCGATGGCGTATTACGTGGCTACCTCCAGACACTATGCGCAATAAAAGAAAAGAGGACTATGGTAAACGTGTTGCTCCTAATGCTGCTTATGGATGCGGCGGCGTTGACTCTTATGATATTGATACTACTGTAGACTATCGCTCATCTAAGGGTGCGTGTCACATCTTCAATAAGTTTAATATGGAGCACCCCAGCAATATGTTTGTCGCTGAGTATGCTTCGAGACCACCACTTGCTAAGATTTTTTATGAAGACGTATTGATGGCTGCTGTCTACTATGGATACCCAATACTGATAGAAAACAACAAGTATGGTATCGCAAGATACTTTGAATCAAGAGGTTACGATGGATATCTAATGGATAGACCTGCACATCTTGGCGCTGGAACAATGCACGTAAAAGTCAAAACAAAAGGTATACCATCCAACTCTCAAGACATTATCCAAGCTCACGCCCAAGCTATTGAAGCATACATTCACGATTACGTAGGAATGAATAACAATTCGGGCGAGTATGGCAAGATGTATTTTAACAGAACGCTAGAGGACTGGATTAACTTTAAGATAGACGATCGTACAAAATTTGACTTGTCCATCTCAAGTGGACTTGCTCTTTTGGCGGCACAAAAACAAGTAAAACAAAAACCCCAATCCGACTTTGACAGCAAGGTGTTTTTCAGGAAGGTACGCCCAATTAGCCGCTAATTGTTATTTGTATCTTTGTCCATAAAGTACTTACTAAATGGACTATACTGGAAAATCATCAAATTACGAGTCTATTTTCCCAGATCCATTAGCAGAGCAATCCAAGAAGCTAACCAAGCAATATGGACTGCAATATGCTAAGGCTATCTACTCCCAGTGGGGAGGTGTGGATGTTGACGGCTCCCTGTATGCGAAACGCTGGCGGGAATTTGAAATTTCACGTGACTATGCAAACGGCACACAAAATACTTCAATCTATAAACAGATTCTCACATCGCTGGATCCTAACAACGGTGACGGCGCTTTACTGTCTCTGGATTGGACTCCTGTACCTATTGTCCCTAAGTTTGTAAAGATCGTAGTGAATAAAATCCTCTCATCTCGGATGTATCCGAATGTAGAGGCTATTGACCCTTTGTCTCGCAACGAAAAGGACATTGAAAAGAACAAGGTAAAGATTCGCGTTGAGAACCGCGATATTATCGAAGAAGCAAAATTGTCTGGCCTTAAGGTCAAGATGGACCCCAATGAGCTTCCAGAAACACCAGAAGAAGTTGAAATCTTCTTGGAGTCAAACGTAAAAACAGCAGCGGAGATTGCTGCCCAGATTGGAATTAACCTCACCCTTTCTTGGAACGACTTTGATGAGCGTATCTATCGTCGCTGTGTAGATGATTTGGTTACTGTTGGTATGGCTGTTGTCAAGCGTGAAAACGACCCCAACTATGGTATTGTCACAAAGTACGTAGACCCTGCATATTTTGTGCACAGCAACACTGACGATCCAAACTTCTCTGACCTTGTATATGCAGGGCATATGCAAAGTATGTCTATCACCGAATTAAAGCGTATTGCTGGAGACCAATTCACTGAGGAAGAATACAAGAATATGGCCCGAACGGTAATGAACCGTTTTGGCAATAATCCGAATCGTCTTGAGACCGCTAATTTTGACACCAATCTTGAGCGCTATAACTACGGTTATGACCAATATACCATCAATGTGATGGACTTTGAATTTATGAGCGTAGACAATGTCATCTTTGAAAAGAAGACAAGCGCTTATGGAAACATTGGCTTCTACTACAAAGGAGAAAAATATAACGCCCCAAGCAATAGTGTTTATGACCGCGAGGCTGTATATATGCAAAACGCTACGCTTTATGGTGGGTGTTTTATTGTTGGAACAAACTATATCTACAACTACGGCCTTAAAAAGAATGTACCTAAAAACGTACACGACATCAGCCGTACACGTATGAGTTATAGCGTGATTGCAACTAATATCCGTCGGATGATTCCTAAGAGTATGGTTTCTGGAGTCATTGGATTTGCTGACCAGCTTCAACTTTCGCACTTAAAGATTCAGCAAGCGATAGCTAAAGCGAAGCCTGACGGACTACTCGTGGATATCGAGGGACTAGAAAACGTCCAGCTCGGCAGGGGTGGAGAGTTGCAACCGCTAGACATTCAAGACATCTACGAACAAACTGGTGTCTTCTATTATCGCAGTAAGAATCCAGAAGGAGGGTTCCAGAATCCGCCCGTGCGTCCGCTTGACAATAGCATCCGAAATATTAATGAGCTTATCGCTCTATATAACCACTACCTGCGTATGATCCGTGACGCTACGGGAATTAACGAGGTAATGGACGGAACGACCCCTAAAGGAGACCAATTGGTAGGTGTCCGACAACAGCAGCTCGCCGCTGGAAACAATGCGTTGTATGATATTACAAACGCATCTCTTGTTTTGTATCGTCGCGTATGCGAGGACGTTGTGAAATGTTTGCAGATCATACCGCCAAAGAGTATTTTGTATCAAGCATATGAGAACGCCATCGGAAAGGAGAATATGAAGGTGCTTAGTTCTTTCTCCAAACTTCCTATGTACAACTTCGGTGTTCGCGTCGTTAGTGATATGAATGAGGTAGACCGCGCATACTTGGAGCAGAATATTCAAGTGGCCCTTTCTCAAAGGGAGATTGACTTGGAAGATGCTATTGCCATCCGCCAGTTGCGCGATATTGACCAAGCAGAGCGTTTGCTCGTTGTACGTCGCAAGAAGCGCATCAAGCAACAGCAAGAGATTGCTTCTCAGAATTCACAGATGCAGGCCCAGATGAACCAGCAGACTGCTATGGCTACCTCACAGGGCAAGATGCAGGAGGAGCAAATGAAGGCTCAATTGGAAGCTCAGAAGATTCAACTGGAGTCGCAAGCAAAGGCACAGCTTATGCAACTGGAGTACCAGCTTAAGATGCAGCTTGAAGACCTAAAGGGTCGTTACGGTGTTGCCGAACAGCAAATTGAATCTGGAGTAAAGCAAAACCTTGAGAAAGAGAAAGAAGACCGTAAGGATGAGCGTGTTAAAAAACAAGCTGTTCAACAGTCCAAGCTTATCTCTCAACGCAAAGGAGAGCGCCCAGAACTTGAAGAGGAGACTGACATTGTTGACATTATACTCAATAAATAATAACTACTTTTGTAAAAGCAAGAGTTTCAGTCTAAATCTTTAAATTCTACTCTAATTATGTCTTATGAAAATCTCGCAAACCCAAGCAACTACCAGCAACTTGCTTTTGCTGAAAATGGGTTTCGCTTAATAACCGCATCATCCACACCTGTTGCTGGAGAATACTACCGAGCCGTCTATGCTCTTGAGGATTCAGTGGTGACTGTAGCGTCCGAAAATGGAGATTCGCTTGATGGCGCTGTTCTGTTTATTGGGGTTTCTATTTATGGAATTTTTTCTGAAGTCACTTGTTCGTCTGGAAGTGTGTTAGCTTATATTGGATAAGAGATGCTCGGTATAGCTTTTCAAATAACCAATACGTTTATAGAGACGGGTCGAATAATCCGAAATTACATTTGGGATACAGCATTAATTGTTTGGAACCATACATACAGGGTGTGGGACGAAGAAGAGTAAAATATTAAGAGATGGATTTAAGAGGTCAAACGATAAAAGATACTTACGGAAACGTAATAACCATTGGAAGTACCGCTGGTGCACCGTCTTCTGGTGAGTTAACAAACGGACAAAATACTCCGTTTACTGGCCTCTTTACTGGAGGAAACTTTGGCGTTGGATCCTTACCTCAGAGTAACGCTACCCGTAGCGTTTTAAGAATTGGTAAAAGCGGCGGAAATGACGGTGGCCTTATCAATTTCTATGATGGAACAGATTCTTTAGGATCTATCTACACAGATTCAACTGGTAGCTTATTTATTAATGCCGATCCAGAAACGGTAACCTCTAACAGTTCTATTCGCTTCTCTGTTGATGGCGCTGCTCCAGCTCTCGCTATTGACAGCAACCAGCGTATTGGCGTAGGAACGACCTCTCCTACCCAAGCGTTGCACGTTACTGGTAGCGCTCGCATTCAAGGTGCAGTATATGATTCATCCAACTATGCGGGAACAAGCGGTCAGCTGTTGTCTTCTACAGGCACGGGCACTGCTTGGACAAGCGGCGGATATATTACAAGCATAGGCCTCACGGCTCCTACTGGCTTTACGGTCGCCAATAGCCCCATCACATCTTCGGGTACTCTTGCATTAAGTTTTGCATCTGGCTACTCTTTGCCAACAAATTCCAGCCAAACAAACTGGACTACCGCATACAACAATATGATCACTGCTGCTTCTTTCTCTACGGAGACGGGAGTAGTAACCCTTACGCAGCAGGACGCTGGAACAGTAACGGTAGACATCGACGGGCGTTATATTCTTGAAAGCGAGAAGGGCGCCAATAGCGGTGTCGCAACCCTTGATGCCAGCGGAAAGATTCCCTCTTATCAGTTGCCAACAAGTGTCTTTGTATACAAGGGTCTTTGGAATGCTTCCACGAACACACCTACCCTTTCTAATGCAACGGGCAGTGTAGGCGAGGTATATAAGTGTAATGTTGCTGGTACTGTAAACTTTGGTGCTGGCGATATCACTTTTGCTGTTAATGACCTTGCTCTTTACGACGGAAGCGTTTGGCAGAAGTCGGACTCTACGGACGACGTACTGAGTGTAAACTCACAGACTGGCGTTGTGGTACTCACAACTAGCGACATCAACGAAGGCACCAATCAGTACTTCACTACGGCTCGTGCACGCGCATCAGTGTCTGCAGGAGACGGGATGTCATACAGCTCTTCTACGGGTGTTATTGCAAACGCAGATAAGGGCTCTAGCCAAAACATATTCAAGAGTGTCGCAGTTGCTGGAGAAGATACCATTACTGCTGATGCCAACGATGATACGCTGACGTTTGTTGCTGGCTCTGGTGTAACCCTTGCTACCGATGCTTCAACAGACGCTATAACCATCTCTGCTACAGGTACGGGCGGTACGCTTACGAGCGTTGATATGACGGTGCCTACAGGCTTTACCGTATCTGGCAACCCGATTACCACATCAGGAACTTTTGCTGTCTCATTTGACACTGGGTATGCACTTCCTACGACAGCTTCACAGGCAAGCTGGAGCACAGCATACAATCGTAGCCCAACGGCATTAGCATATAACACCTCAAACGGTATTATCACCCTTACAAAGGAAGATGCCACCACGCTTACGGCAACGGTTACGCTGGCTCAATTTACAACCTCTACGCTTACTGAAGGAACGAATCTGTACTTTACAGATAGCCGTGCTCGCTCTGCCATTAGCGCAGGAACGGGCATTAGCTATAGCTCCGCTACTGGCGTTATCACTAACTCGTCCCCAGACCAGACGGTTGTTCTTACATCAGGTGCTGGCATTTCAACAAGTGGTACATACCCAAGTTTTACCATCACCAACAGCGATAGAGGTTCTTCGCAGAGCATATTTAAAAACGTAGCTGTTAGTGGGTATTCAACAATTGTTGCTGATGGAAACGACGACACGTTAACGGTTGCAAGTGGTACTGGTATTTCATTGTCTACCAACTCAACCACTGACACCCTTACCATCACAAACAGCGCTCCCGACCAAACGGTAGTGCTTACTGCTGGCACGGGAATTAGTACCTCTGGAACATATCCAAACTTTACAATCACCAACTCTGCTCCCGACCAAACGGTATCTATTGTTGCAAGCACGGGTATGTCTGTTACTGGAACCTATCCTTCGTTTGCGGTAGAGAATACAGATAGGGGATCTTCTCAAAGCATCTTTAAAAACATTGCTGTTTTTGGTCAGTCTGCGGTTGTAGCTGATAGCAACAACGATACGCTTACGCTTGTAGCTGGTAACAACATTACCATCACTACAAACGCCACTACGGACACCATTACGATTGACTCTCCTGATGCTGGAGGTACGGTTACATCTGTAGCTGCTACTGGCGGTACAGGCATCAGCGTTAGTGGTTCTCCAATTACCGTAAGTGGAACACTTACTATTAGTAGCACCGCCACTCTTAGCGATGTAACAACTCAAGGATCTTCTACGTCTGTAGCCGTTTCACTCAATGGTGGTATTTACTATAGTGGATCTACATCAATGAAGAAGGCATTCATTAGTATAGAGAGCGGAGCTGGAACTCAGAAATATAAAATCTACGACAACCAAAGTTCTGTTGATGGATATGCTAATATTAAAATATATCGCGCATTTGACTACGGAGACGGAGATACCGAATCTGCAACACAAGATGTTATTTTCTCTCGCAGAAACTCTGCTGCGCAGTACCGATACAGAGCAGAAGGCGATGCTTCAACAGTAAGTGAAGCATACATTGAGTTCTATCTTCAAACAGATGGGCACATTGAGGCTTGGATTGTAGCTGAAGATTATGCGATTCCAGCCATTGAAATTGTTTACTCAAATGGAGTTCACGTTTCATCCCCTACATCTGGAACACCTACTGGAACGCTTGAATTTACTACGGACCCAGATACTACGGTGCCTAACCAAGATTTTTGGGTTGGAAAGATGTTTGTCAACTCTGCTGCCGCTACGACGGATACGGACAAGTTCTTGGTGCAGGATGGCAACGAAGTAAAGTATAGAACAGGCGCACAGGTGCGTTCTGACATTGGTGCTGGTACTGGAAATGGTTCTGTTACCAGCGTAGCGATGACCGTACCTACGGGCTTTAGCATCTCTGGCTCTCCTATCACCACAAGCGGAACGCTTGCTCTTGGCTTCTCTGCTGGATACTCTTTGCCTTCTACGTCAAGCCAGACAAACTGGAACACGGCGTATAATAACAGCATCACTGCCTTTGCGTACAACACGTCTAACGGCATCCTTACGCTCACCCAGCAGGATGCTGGTACGCTTACTGCTACGGTAACTCTTGCTCCGTTTACTACGGCAAACCTTACGGAGGGATCAAATCTGTACTTCACCAACGCAAGAGCGCGTAGTGCCATCTCCTTGACTACTACTGGAACCTCTGGAGCTGCTACGTACAATAGTGGAACGGGAGTACTGAACATCCCTCAATATCAAAGTGCTCTTACCAATCCAGTAACAGGAACGGGAACTGCCAACTATGTAACGAAGTGGACAAGCGGAAGTGCAGTAGGCAACTCAAGCATCTTTGATAATGGCAGTGTAGGTATTGGTACGACTAGTCCACAAAGCTTACTGCACTTGTCAACTACTGCTCCAATATTGTCTTTTACTGACACTAATAGCTTTACAGATCCATTAGATAGATTTATAATTAGGGCTGGGACGGATCAAGGAAGCGTACAATGGTACGATAATTCTGCTGCTACGACCGATACCTTGATGACATTCCTTCCGTCTGGCAACGTAGGCATCGGCACTACTAGTCCTGCTAAAAAATTAGATGTTCGTGGTGGTTATTTCATAACTTCTGATGGCGGAACAAACGAACAAGCATACGTACAAGGAGGAAATGGATATGCTTATTTTGGAAACTATAGCACTGGAAAAGCAGCGTTTGGTAATTCTGAGAACTGGACA